CAAAAACTATTGTTTTGCCCGTGCCGGTGGGTAGCACCAGCAGGGTCTTATCGACCCCGCTGGCCCACTGGCTTTGAATGGCTTGTTTGGCCTCCTCCTGGTACGGCCTTAAAATGATCTTGGGCAATCCTAAAACCTCCCGGGAGTGAAGCCGCCTTGGGGCTTGTCCTCCGGATCATAAAACTCCACGATCTCGTTAAATTCCATTTCTTTGCCGTCGTCGTTGGTCCACTTGCGAATACCAACCTTGGCCCGGCCGGTGGAGCCGACCACTCGGTTCCAGTTCATCGCGATCTTTTCGCCGTGTTTACGCTGGCCGATGCCCCTAAAGAACGCACACAGCAGGCCCTCGGTTTTGGTGTGCAAAAACAAGTTGTGCTTGATGGTGGTCTCGCCGCCCTCACCGGTGATTTTGATATGCACCACGGCCTTGTTGCATGGTGGCAGATTCGCCGACCCATTATGCCGGGCCCGCTCCATTTTCATCACTTCAAACTCATAATCGCCCTCGGGGACGATGGTAAAACTAGGACCGTCGTCCTCAATTTCGTCGTCCCAAGCCAGCTCACGGCCTTCATTTTCAGCCATTATTATTTGTCCTCCTAATTAGTTGATTAAAATGGTATGTGGATCTCCTTGATTACTTCCAGAACCTGCGGCCACGCCCCGATCAGGACCCCCTCGATAAATTGCGGGTCGTAATTTTCGATGGGCGTGTTCGCCGGGTAGTAGCCCTTGTGTCCAACAGCGTCCTGGATCTGCCCGTAGGTCACGCCGCTGGCCGCCATTAGGTCCGTCAGGGCTCTAGGTAGCGCCGCCAGGATTTCCGCATCAGCATCAGGCTTCGGTTCAGGCTTCGGTTCAGGCTTCGGCTTTGGCTCAGGTTCCGGTTCCGGTACATCATCCAGGCCCGACACATCCGGCAGCGGTGCCAGATCCGGCTTCGGCTCCGGCTTGCTGGGGCCAAAAGCATCAGCCACGGTAACAGGTTTTGACTTAGCCGGTTTGGGATCGGGTTCGGGTTTCGGTCGGGATTTTGGTTCGGGTTTGGGTTCTGGCTTGGCAACTTCAGCCAGGTTCTTGGCAGCCGGGAAACAATGCGCGATGGCACTAAAGTCCAGCGGCAATTCCTCGGGTAGATCATGTCGGTTTTTTGCGTCCCACGCCGGATGGTGGGCGGTATACATCACGCGCTTGCCGCCCTGCCCCTTGTGGCTACCGGTTTCTTCGTTTTTAACGACAAGCGTTTTGTAGTTCAAAAACAGAACCATATCAGCCCACTCTTTTGGCAGCGGGGCCGTCCGGCGTTGCAACTTCAGTTCCCATCTGTCATAAGCGCCCATTTCGTCCGGTTGCTCAAACTTCCGCATATGGGCATGAGCTGTCAGGACAACATTTATTCCCAGGTCGATCAGGTCTGTCAACAGGTTTAAAAGCCGCCCGAATTCTTCGGACAGGTAGACATAGCCCTTGCCATAGCTAAAGTCTTCAATACCGGTCTTTTTATAGCGGGCGCAAATATCGGCGATAGCCAGCCGCTCGGCCCAGTCCGCTGTGTCGATTACCAATGTCCGACACAGGTCCGGGTTCTGTTTGATGTGCTCCACCTGCTGGAGTAGCATCGTCCAGGATGATGGTGCCGGGGTCCGGGCTACGTCTAAATGCTTAGTTGACCCTTCTGTGTCAATGAACAATGCCCCGGGGAATTGCGCCGCAAGGGTAGACTTGCCGATTCCTTCCGGGCCGTAGATCATTACCTTTTGCGCTGATTCGATCTTCCCGCGAATAATCTGCAACTAGAATTCACCTGCTTTCCACTGTTTTGTTTCCGCTACGTTGCTGCCGGTCACATATCCGTCCTCGATGATGATACTGCATTCTCCACCGGTACTCACGCGGGTAGCAATAGCTTGCAGACCCTCGGCCTCTAGCCACGCGCCGAATTCGATCAATGTGTCCATATCCATCTGCTCCAGCTTGTCTATCAGCACGAATCCGCAATTGGGATTCAGCTTGCGAATGATCGCCACGGCCACGCGCAACTGGTCGGAGCCGGACATGTTGTCCCAGCGGTCGCCGCGATAGGTCAGTTCGCCATCTTCCACCGACAGCCCGGGCAGGGGAAGATCGGCGCCGTTCAGCAGGTCGATTTTAGCCTGTCGGACGCTGTTGATCTCGGTGGTCAGGGTGTCATACTGGTTGGCGTATTCCCGGGCATCGTCCTCGGCCTTGTCTTTGTCGAGGTTCGCCCGTACCTTGCGGTTGATCTCCTCGATGTCGCGGATGGAGTTTTCGAGTTCCTCGGTGGATTCATCCTGCAACTGTTCGACCGACTTCCGCGCGGTGGCAAGATCGGCGTCCAGGCCGTCGCGCTGTTTCTTAAGCTCTTTAAGCTGCTGTTCTAAGCGGATGATTTCTTTCTGCACTTCGTTGTAATTGAATTCCAGCGTCCGCAGGTTCTCCCGCTTCCGCTGGTTCTCGCCATTACGGGCGAGGATTTCCTGCTGCTGTTTGATGAGATCGGCGGCACTGATGAGGTCTTTCGGCGCATCGGCGTAGTACGGCTGTTCGGCCGCATACTTCTTTTTCTGATCGGCAATCTGGCCGATGGCATGGCGCTTGTTATACAGCTCCTGCTCCTTCTGCTCCAACTCAAACAGCTGGTCGCCAACGCCGATAATCTGCAGGAGGGTGTTAGCCTTCTCCTTGTCGGTGGCTTGCATAAACTTGGGCAGGTCGAGGGCCAGCGCCTCGACAAACGTGTCCAGCAGGGTTTGGCCGGCCTTCTGCCCGGACGGGTCGATAACCTTCAGGTCGCTGTTCTTGCCCTTGCGTTCCACCACCAACCCGTTGCTTAACTTGATGTGCAGGTGGGGCGGGATCACCGACCCCTCCCGGCCCGGCTTGGACGGCTTGAACCGGTTGCCGCCCAGCGCCCAGGCGATGGCGTCCAGTACCGATGTTTTGCCCTGGCGGTTCTTGCCGCCGATCACCGTCAGACCGTTTGCTGTTGGCTCCACCTTCACGGCCTTGACGCGCTTTACGTTCTCAACTTTCAACGCATTTATCTTGATTGCGCTCATATCGTGTTCTCCTTTCTGGTCCCCCCCCCGCCACCAACCGGGGATAACGACCCATTTGCCGTCTACTATCTTGGTGTCCAGCGGGTCGAATGCCCCGAAATCTAGCGGATAAGGGAATAGCTTGTTCATCCTTTACTCTCCGTGCTATAATTGGGTTAATCACCTGTTTTCTGGCTTCGCCGCCTCACCCGGGGCGGCTTCTCTCTTTGCGTCACGGATCGCCGTGCGAAGCCGCTCCCAGGCGGCTTGCATTTGGTGATACGCCACCGCCTCGCGGTCGGTGTGGCACACCATTCCGTACACCGTGCGGGCCGCGGTGTAGTCACGGCGGGCCTGCTGGATGGCCTGTTGCATCTGTGTCCCCCCTTGATTGATTGGGCCGGGGGCCGGATTTGAACCGGCTTTGCCGCGCGACCACGTGCCTGCCGGCTGGGTTCACCCCTGGCGGCCCCAGGGTAACGCCTCTGTCCAACACGTAGTATCTGGCTGTTCCCACCATGCCGCCCCGGCTTACAAGCAAACTAGTTAGCCTGATCCATTACCATCTGTGCAACTTCCTCGAACCCTTCCGGATCGGCTTTCTTAAACTCCATCAGCTCCTTGTTTTCGACCGGCCGATCCGGAGTGCTGAAGAACTCTTTCATCGCCTGAATCCGCGTTTTCGGCTTATCCACTATGCGCTCACCTCCTTTGTCTTGTTGTGGGGCTATACCGCCCACCGCGCCACCGGCTTGCCATACCTGCGCGGCTTCCACACTTCCACCCGCCGGCCGGTGCGGTAGTCCAGCCGCATCAACCGCCCGCACCGGGTACACAGCCACGCCCGGCGGCGGGTGCGACGGACACGTACTCTAACGCAGGGTTGCCCACATTTACAAAGCACTGCCTGTCCACCTCCCGCCCATATTCAGCCGCTTCGCGTGTTCTTTTGCCCGCTCTTTGTCCTCGATATAATCGGTCGCGATCTCACGGTTGCCCGAATGATCCGGCTCGGTCGGGTCGATCAGGCAGTATACGGCGTACATCCGGCGTCCTTCGATCACGTTGCAAGTGACTCTCCACATACCGCCTTTCATACTGCCGCCCCCTTTACCCCGATTGTTGCATTTTGCGATACCCGGGCATAAAAAAATGCACAACATCCTCCGGCGCGATGCCCAGCAAGTCCG